AGCGGGGGTTCGGGGACCGCAAGGCCCCCGATAAAACCTATCCGAATATGACATTATGCAAAAGGCTCTTGATCTTATACCGTATCGCTCTGCGTGGCGGCAACTCCAACAACGGCGGCAACGCAGGCCCGTTCTGCGTCAACCTCGGCAGCGGCGCGGGCGGCGCCTGGTGGGTCATCGGCGGTGACCTTTCTTTGGCGGCAGCACAGCAAGCTGTGCTGTTGGTCGTGACCTTATTATGCAAGATCAATCTGCCTGAGCTCTAGCTATAACCTGGCCCATCCGGAAACCTTAGTAGACGGCAAACGCCGGGCGAAATGGTTTGTGGCCAAAGAAAGCTTATAACATGCCTAAACGCATTGGAAACCTGTTGCCGGTCATGACAGACCGAAATTATATCAGAGGGGAGATGTTTGAACATGCAAAGAAACGCATGGACGATCCGACCACGGTACCCGCCCTGCTGCATGCAGATGAATGTGTTGCACAAGTGCAGCACTGGATCGTATGCGGCGACTGGGTGCCCAGCAAGCCAATCCACACCCGGCACTATGAGCCAAGCAACGGCAAGCTGCGTGATATCGACTATGTGCCATTCTGGCCCGATGGCGTGATGCACTGGATACTGATCGACAGCATCTATGACAAGGTTGTGCCGAAACTTGACCCCTACTGCGTGGCAGGTATCCGGGGACGTGGGCCACACAGCACCAAAAAGCATGTGGAGTACTGGATCAAAACGGACCGCGCGGGAACAAAATATGGCGCGGAGCTGGACATCCACCACAACTTCCCGGAAACGGACCATGATTTTGTGATGTACGGATACCGACAGCTGGTCAAGGATAAGTACTGGCTGCGCCTGGCTGATGCTGTGGTGCAGAGTTTTGCCAATGGCCTGCCTATCGGTTATGTCACAAGCCACTGGTTCCAAAATCTGGCCATGACGGCATTTGACCGCTATGTGCGCAGCCTGGATGGCGTGCAGCACTATTACCGGTATGTGGACAATATCCACATGTATGGCCCAAACAAGCGCAAGCTGCACCGTGCCCTGCAGGCCGCCATGGACTGGCTGTGCGCAGCAGGGTATACCATCAATAGCAGCTGGCAGGTATACCGCACCGACTACATAGACGCTGACGGTGAGCACCGTGGCCGCGCCCTGGATGGCCTGGGTTTTGTGATCTACTGCGACCACACCATCTACCGCAAGCGTACCAGCAAACGCCTGATCCGGCTGTGTCTGGATATCAGCAAGCGGCCACACGGCAACCCAACACCGCACCAGGCCCGGCAGGCTGCCTGCCGGATCGGACAGCTAAAACATGCAGATATGCACCATTTCCGGGTCAAGCACGTTGACGGCGTGATAAGTTACCGGAAAATCAGAAAGGCAATACAAAATGCTTAAAATCGAATGCAACGAAAAGCGGCCCTGCTTTGAGACGGAACCGCTGGAAGATGGCCGCACGTTGGTGCGGCTGTATGAAGACGAAGAAGCAGCAAGCCGCCCGGCTGTGTCCGATATGGACACGCCCTGGAACGGTTACCGCTATACAACTTATGAGACGCGGATTGCCCTGCCTGCCGGTGCGCTGGAAACCGCGCCTGATATCTGGGCGGAGGCCGTCAAGCAGGCGGACCGCACCCAGGCCGCTGCCCAGGTACGCGCAGAGCGTGACCGGCTGATCTCTGCCTGCGACTGGACCGTGCTGGATGACGCCAAAACGGACAAGCAAGCGTGGGCGACCTACCGCCAGGCGTTGCGGGACGTGCCGGAACAACCCGGCTTCCCGTATGACGTGATCTGGCCTGCCGTGCCGGGGCAGCTGTGACGGACAACGAACGAGTGCAGCGCATATCCCGCACGCTGTCTATGGCCCTTGATCTTGTGGATGCTGTACTGGATCGGCTGGAACGTGAGGGCCTGGACACCACCGCAGAGCGTGAACTGTTAGCGCAGCTGTGGTGGGATGGGGCGGCACTGGCAGATAGAAGAAGATCGGAGGAAGAAAGAAATGATTGACGCAATTGACGTAAGCAAACACCAGGGCAGATTTGACTGGCAGGCAGCCCATAACAAGGGCATCCGCCATGCTATGCTGCGCGCCGGGTATGGCCGTTACAGCAGTCAGGTTGACCCGCAGTTTGAGCGCAACGCAGCTGAGTGTGCCCGCCTGGGCATCCAGTACGGTGTGTACTGGTACAGCTACGCCAGTACCCCGGCGGAAGCCCGCCAGGAGGCCCGCTGCTGCCTGGCCGCGATCAAGGGCAAGCATCTGTGCCTGCCGGTGGCGTATGATATCGAGTACGAGCCGTGCATCCTGCGCCTGACCAACGCGCAGCGCACGGCACTTGTACAGGCCTTTTTGTCGGAGATTGAGGCCGCAGGGTATTACGGCATCCTGTATGCTAGCTGCGGTTTTATTCGCAACCGCCTGGACTACAAGGCGCTGTCCAAATACGATATCTGGGTTGCCCAGTATGGCAGCACATGCACCTGCCCCCTGCCGTATGGCATCTGGCAGTACAGCAGCCGCAACGCTCTGGGCGTGCCCGGCTACGGCACCAGCCTGGATTGCAACAGGGTATACAAGGACTATGAGCAGCTGATGATCCAGGCAGGCTTGCAGGGCCACACCGCGCCCACCCCGGAGGACACCACCCCCAACAAGCTGGACAAGCAGCAAATCACCATTGGCCGTATCTCCAGCGGCGACCGCGCAACCATTCGCGCCCTGTGCGAGGGGCTGGGGCTTATCTCCGCCGGCCTGTACCGCGAAACCTGTGCGGATGGCAACCAGTGGATGCTGGACGTTGGGCCGGTATCCAGCGGCGATGCCTGGTACATTATGCGCAAGTGCGCAGAGCTGCAGCTGATTGATGCAGGGCTGTATAAGGCTGAGTATGTGGAGTAAAGCTATGAAAAAATTGTTTATCTCCCAGCCGATGCGCGGCAAGACCGACGAGGAAATCCTCAAAGAGCGCAAGGCGCTGATGGCCGACGTGTATATGAAAACCCATGAGGAAATCGAGGTCATCAAATCCTTTTTCGAGAGCGCCCCGACTGACGCAACGCCACTGTGGTATCTGGGCGAAAGCCTCAAGCTGCTGGGCGCCGCTGATTTTGTGGTGTTTGCCCCTGGCTGGCAGGACTATCGCGGGTGCCGTATTGAGCATGACGCTGCTGTAGCCTATGGAATTCCCATCGTGGAGGTGTGATGCCAATGCAGCATGTATTTTCGTTTACGATCGCTGACGCATGGGCATTTTTGCTTTACATGGCGGGGGCTGCTGCCGGACTGTATGCCGGGGGCGTGGCTATCAGCAAAGTAATCACCGCAGTGAAAAAGCCTAAAGCCGACCAGGACAAACGCATTACACAGTTGGAGGGCCGCGTTTCAGCGGTTGAGGGATTCTTGAAAAACGACAAACACCGGCTTGACCGCATGGATGAAGGGCAGCACGTGACCATGCAGGCACTGCTTGCCCTGCTTGACCACAACCTTGACGGAAACAACATTGACCAGATGCAGAAAGCAAAGGAAGCCTTGCAGAAGCATCTGATCGGCTAAAAAAAGGAGAAAGCACGATGGATATTTCTTTTCTGTCCGAATATATGATCCCCGTGATTGTTGGCATCTGCCTGTGCGTGGGCTGGATTGTCAAGCAGTGGATTAAGGATGTTGACAACCGGTATATCCCCACGATTTGCGCGGCGCTTGGTGTCGCACTGGCATGCTGGATGAATTGGCCTGAAATTACCGCTACCGTGATTTTGTCCGGCCTTGCAAGTGGGCTGGCATCCACTGGCCTGCACCAGGCTTTCAAGCAGATTCTTGAGGGCTTTGGCAATGGGAAGTAAGTTTGATTTCCGAATGAGCCGCAGTGACTATGATGACCTCTGTTTTGACCTGACCGATGACGAACACGCCGTGTTGGATTTGCGGCGGCGCGGGATGCACAATGCCGACATTGCGGCAGAGCTGTATTGCAGCGAAAGGACGGTTAATCGGAGAGTTAAAGCGATAAAAAGTAAAATAAGGTAAGAAAAGCCCCCGTTTGTGATTGAATGCATCACAAACGGGGGCTTTCTTGTTTTTATTGCTTCGATACATATACAATCGCGCTACGAATTGCAGTTGATATCGAAATGTTTTTTCCAGACTGCATTGACATTGTGCTGACAATGTTTTGTAATACAGCATATTCGTCAAAGTGTAAGGCTATGTCAATTCTTTTTCTATAGTAAAATGCGATATCAGAACGTTGTGGAAGTGGATACACTGGCAATTTACATTTTAAGATACAATACCTTGCCGCATCCGAAAGACTTTCAAGTTTCATCCTTTTTTGCAAGTTTGAAAGTGCGGATAGCTCGTTCGGAAGAAGGTATGCAGTAACCATTTTTGATGGTAACGGGGGCAACGATTTCATTTCATTGCCCCTCCTCGTCTTTTGCCTTTTGATTTTGCCTCGAATTCCTTGTCGGGCGCTTGATATAAGGCTCATTTTCGTCTATGAGCCAGTCACGGCCCATTTTGTGCGCGGTCTTAAATCCTCCGCGCAAAACTTTCTGCCGCACGGTTGCGGGGGTTCTGCCGTGTCGAAAAGCGTATTCCTTGAGAGTAATGTCCATCTTGATGCCTCCTGCATCCTTAGATGCTTCCAAAAGTCTCCTCAATAGCGCGAGTGGTCATGTAAATGGGCTTCTCGTTGCTGTGCTCTGCATTCCAATTCCGTGCAACATCGTTTGCGGTTAGTGTTGCAGAAAAAATCTGAATGCTATCTCTGCTACCAAAAAGCTTGTTGCAGATAGCAACAGCATCTGCGCGGCTCATATCCTTGAACCAAGTCTTGATGATAACTTTATAAATCAGGTCGGTTTCTGCGGCCTTGACAGCTGCTGCCATCTCTTCGTCATCATTCAATCCGCTGCGCTGTGCACCGCCAAAAAGAAAAGCCATGTCATTCGATATAAAGCTATCTCCGTTACCCCACATTTGCTGATAGGTTTTAACGATGCGCTCGGTTTCGGCCTTGTTCGCTTCGTTTGCCTTGCTGATGATATCTGCGTTGATGTTGTTAATAATGGTGTTAGTCATTTTGTTTTCCTCCTGTTATAATTGTGTGTTTATTTCTTATCTTGCTTATATTACACTACTCTAAAGTAGCATTGTAAATAGACTTTTGAAAAACATTTTGTATAAACTTGGCGTAAAACTGTCGCGTTCGTGTCGCACGTTTTTACGTCTATTTTTTTATAATTAAGCTAGAGGAAACAAAAATGGCCTATAAAAATTTCAATCTCAACCCAGCAGGCAGGAACACAGAAGATTGCGCTGTCAGAGCGATGGCGGCGGCATTAAATATGTCCTGGAAAGAAATTTACACAGGTTTATGTGAACAAGGATTTTGGCTTTGTGACATGCCATGCGCCAACCGAGTGTGGAAAACATATCTGATTGGAAAGGGGTGGAAAAGGAACAGAATTCCAAGTATACCCCAAAGGCAATGCACAGTTAAACAGTTCGCGGATGACAACTGCAAGGGAACGTTTCTCCTTGAAATGTCAACGCATATTGTTTGCGTAAAAAATGGAGATTGGATAGATACATGGGACTGCGGTGATGAAGTCCCAAAAGCTTATTGGGAGGGCAGCAATGAACGTGCCGTATTATAACCCATACCCACAGTTTTATGGGCAGCCTATGCCAGACCAGCTTGCCCAGTTGCGTCAAGGCGTATTTCAACCACCACAACAGCAAATGCCTACGCAGCAAACAACACAATCTTGTGAGGTTGTATGGGTATCTGGCGAGGGTGAAGCGAATGGCTATATGGTTGCACCCGGAAGTAAAGTCATTTTAATGGATCGGGATACACAGACATTTTATGTAAAATGCCGTGATGTAAACAATATGCCTTATCCGATGGAAGTTTATGACTACCACAAACGGGAAGCAAAATCGGAAGCAAACCCCAAAAGAGAAAATTTTGTCACACGATCAGAATTTGATGCTCTTGCGACCGCATTTAATGAATTGAAAAACCAAATGCAATCAAGACCGCAAAAGACAGTAAAGGAGGCAACAAATGCCAAACCCGCTGTACAGCAAACTTAACGGAAACCAGCAAGGCAACATGATGCAGCAGTTCCAACGATTTATGAACCAAATGCAAGGGAAAAACCCGAATGAAATGATAGAACAGATTGTTGCTTCCGGCCAGTTAAGCCAACAGCAGTTAAATTCTATCCAGCAGCAAGCAAAAAATATGGAACAGCAGTTTTCTGCTATGCGTTCTATGTTTGGCTTTTGAATAAATGCGGCCGCATTTAGAATAAAAATTTTGAAAAGGAGATAACCAATGGCAGTTTATAACGATATGACTCCTGCCGATATTGCCGCTGTTACCGGAAACAATAACCGCAACAATGGCATGTGGGGCGGCGATTGGGCGGCATGGATCGTGCTGTTTCTAATCTTCGGTATGTTCGGTTGGGGTGGCATGGGCTTTGGCGGCTTCGGTGGCTTTGGCGGCGGCATGCGCGGCGCTAATTCCCCCGGTTTCCAGGGCTATGCAACCCGTGCCGATATCAATGAGGGCTTTGCCCTTAATGGTATTGACAACGGCATTCGCTCTATCCAGAGTGGCATTTGCGACAGCACTTATGCCATTAACACCGGCATGCTGAACGGGTTTAATAACCTGAACAACAGCATTCAGCAGGGCTTTAACGCAACCAATGTTGCACTGCTTCAGGGCCAGAATGCACTTGGTACCCAGCTTGCGGATTGTTGCTGCAAGACCCAGAGCGGCATTCAGGGCGTGAATTACACGATTGCTACCCAGGAGTGTGATACACGCAACCAGATGCAGCAGGGATTCAACGCAATGCAGAACACGATGAACTTTAACACTCGTGACATTGTGGAGAACCAGAACACCAACACCCGCGCAATCCTGGATTACCTGTGCAAGGACAAGATTGAAACCTTGCAGAGCGAAAACCAGGCGCTGCGCCTGGCTGCATCTCAGTCCAATCAGAACTCCGCGATTCGTGCGGCAATCGATGCAAGTACCAATGAAATTCTGCGCCGTGCTGCACCGCTTCCGGTGCCTGCTTACGCGGTTGCAAACCCGTATACTGGCAATTATGGTTACGGGTGCTGCGGTTACGCCAACAGCTGTGCAGGCTAAGTAAAATATGGCAACTTGTGAGGGTTTCTTACATGTTCAGCCCTGAGCTGATTTTGCAAAAAAGGCGGCGGGGCAATAGTCCCGCCGTTTATTCTTAGAAGAAAGGATTGTTTTTATGGCAGAGTACACTTCGGCAGCTGTTCAGACTGTGGCAGCTGGACAAAATGTTTTGCTTACAGAAACAGCAGTAGCTGGTAAACCTTGTATTGTTCACCGTGCCGGGTCTGGTATTGTAACGCTGCGCGGTTTGACAAATCAGTGCAAGGCACGATTCAAAATTTCGTTTGGGGCGAATATCGCAATTCCAACTGGAGGAACAGTTGAAGCGATTTCAGCTTCTCTTGCAATCAATGGTGAGCCGCTGAATAGCGCCACAGCAACCGTGACACCTGCGGCAGTTGAGAATTTCTTCAATATTTACATTGCTGCATTTATCGAGGTTCCTCGTGGATGCTGCGTAACAATAGCGGTGGAAAATAGCAGCACGCAGGCAATTTCCGTATCCAACAGCAATCTGATTGTTGAACGCGAAAGTTAAGAAAGGGGAAAATAACAATGAGCATGAAAGCAATGAATGACATCCGGGAAATGCTTTGTGATGAACTGGATGAAGTTTCCCGTCACGGCACTTTGAATGTTCGTGATCTTGACGTGGTTTACAAGGTCACACAGAGCATTGCCAACCTTGATGACATCATGGAAGAAGAGGGTTACAGCCATGATGGCGGTTGGGAAGCAAAAATGCGCGGCACTTATGGCAATGATATGCGCCGTGACCGCCGTTATGCGGATGACACGCGCCGCCGGATGGATACCGACCAAGATGACCGTGAACCTAAACACCGCTATTCGGAGGATATGCGCTGAACAGGGAGGTGTAAAGCTTGAAAGAGCTTACATATAAAGACTTTGAAGACTATGAGCAGCGGCTCAAAGAAGAAGCCTATTATTGTATGGGAGATGTAATTTCACCCAAAAGCAGGGAAGGCTTTGAAAGCGTTGTACGCTGCTATATGGCCATGAAGGACTTTGAAAAGGCGTTGCATATTAAACAGGATTCCGGCGACTTGAAGCAGTGGGTACATAAAATGGAAAACGCTGACGGTTCGTATGGCGAACACTGGACGGTTGACCAGACTTCCACCTATATGACTTCACGCGGAATGGACAGCACAAAGGAAGAATTTTATGCAGCCATGAACATGATGTTTAGTGACTACTACCCGGTAGCCAAAAAGCACAATGTAAACACTCCTGAATTTTATGCAGACCTCGCAGCGGCTTTTATCAATGATAAGGACGCATCCAAAGATAAGGTGGAAAAATATTACGAGTGTGTTGTGGAATGAGTGAATTTTTGGAAACTATGAAAAGCGCAGACTCCGGCCATGCTTGGCGTGTGCTGGATGAATTCATGGACGCACTAAAGGAAGCAAAACCGGAAACGTATGCAGGATTGATGCACGATTTGAAAAGAACTAAATAAAAGTTTTGTCCATTATTATAGGGTGAGATTTGCAATACCAAATATAGGGCTGCAAAGTTTTCCGTCAAATTGCACAGGTGCAATTTTGGTGCACATGCAGTATTTTATACGATAATACGTTAATGTAATAGAGTTCGACTCTCGCCACTCGGACCAAAATGAATACGGTTGTTGCACCGACAAAAAAACCGCTAAGTGACGATGCTTAGCGGTTTTTTCTTTGTTCAAATCTGTTCAAAAACGTTCAAAAATGTATATTATTCATGGTGCATTCATGGTGCAAGAATTTTATACATTGTTTTGCAATCCGTGTTATCGGGATTTTGGTGCGGATTTGGTGCAAAAAAATGCGCCGAAGTGGTTGAACCACCGCAGCGCATAAATTTTTTTTGCAACATTAAGTAGGGACAGCCCTTAATTAACATTTGACAAAATAACTTCAAGCTTTTTCCGTGCTTCCTCAATCATTTGGGGCTTAAGGGCTAAATAAACTTCATGAATCATTTTGGCGTTTGCATGGCCCACAAGCTGAATTGCAATCTCTTCCGGCACACCGGCCATTGCAAGCATGCAGACATATTCGTGCCGGAATTGGTGCCCACACACAGGAACTTTCCAATCAGTATATGCAACGGTTACATTCTTGCCGTGCTTTACAACGCTTTTGGTTCTGGGAACCGGCTTTGCCACGCCGTATTTTCGCCAGAACTTTTGCCACATACGATCATAGCGGCTTTTGCTTACAGGCTTTGTATCAAGGCCAATAATGTATGTGTCTTTTGGCATTTTGCGGATTGGCTGTAAGGCTTCTTTCAGCATGGAAAGCAGCGGCACTTGCCGGATTGCTGCCGGGGTTTTGCCATAATCCCTTATCACAGCGGCATTGCCCTTGTGCTCTATAGTTTTTGTGATGTGGATGATGTTTTTATCAAAGTCAATATCACGCAGCTGTATGGCGCACATTTCGCCCTTGCGCTCGCCAGTGCAAAGATAAGCCACCGCAGGGAGCGCATCGGGGTCAAGGTAATGTTCCTTTACCACTGCCACTTGCTCGTTTGTAGGTGGCTGTCGTTTGCCCTTATGCAGGCCACGCGGCATTTTGGTTTGCGTTGCCGGGTTTACATCTCCGCGCCACTTTGGACTGTCAATCCAATACTGGAAGATGTTGTTTATCACAGTCTTTTGGTTTGATACCGTTGTGGCAGCCCGCCCGGCCATTTCAGGCCCGCGCAGAAATTCCGCGATCATGTAAGGCTCAATTTCCCGCATGTGGTATTCGCCAAACTCGTCAGTAGCCCGCTTAACGGCAGGCAGGTAGCTTTTTTGCGTTCCGCTTTTCATGCCCTGCACAACGCGGATATATTCTTTTGCAATTTCGCTGAACAGCGGCCCAGCATTTGAACGCTCTTCTTCAATTCGTTCCTTTTCTTCCTGCTCTTCTTTGGCATCCTCAACCTTTTCCCAAACCTCTGCTGGCGTATTGGCAGAAAATGTTTTCCAAACGCCACCTATCATCTCTTTGCGCTGGTATCTTCCGTCTTTTCGGTGAAAGAGCCCAACTGTCAAATCCTTTTTCATCTTGCAGCCCTCCAAAAAATGTTTTATAATAAAACCGTCAACTTTTTATGTTGACGGCCCTTTATCCCTTGCTGGTGCGTCACCACCGGCAGGGGATTTTTTATTTTTCCCTTGCGTTATATTCGCCGTTGCCTGCCAGAACGGCAGCTTCTCCGGCTTGCAGGCATATTTGCAGGCGGTCAAAGTCCGGCTTGGTGCTTTTTGGGCAGGGGTCATTCCCAGTTGCGGTATCTATCCGGTAGTTCTGTATCACGGCCTGACAGACGCGTACACGGCTTTGCATGGACGTATGAGCGTTAGCGCATAACAAGTCTATCTGGCCCGCCCAATCGCTCCCATGCGCCCCACAAAGGATATATAGCAGGCGGCGCTTGTACAGGCCCGGCATCTGGGCAATATAATCAGAAAGTGCCTTGTCTACCTGCTCGTCCGTCCAGTTTGGAGTATCGGTATCGCTAAATGCAGACGGCATCCAGATGCGCTGCAGCCAGCGCCAGGGGGATTGTTTGCAGACGGCGAACCACATCAACAGATCATCGTTTCGGATAGGGGAAAGCCCTTCTTCCCAGTTGCGCACCGTGCGGATGTTCACATCCATCTGCCGGGCTACATATTCTTGCGAAAGCCCGGATTCCAACCGGCACTGCGAAAGAATAAGTCCTTCACGTTCTCTGAAATCAGCTCTACTTTCCATTTCATCACCCTCAATTTTTTACATGTTTTGCGCTCTAAATGCGGTAAGATTTTTATACAACAACAGTTAAGGAAATATAAAGAAAAAAATATTCAAAAAATGCCATGGAAATAAATGGAAGCCATGGCATAAAAAACATGTTAAGATTCTTACTGTAGTCAAAAAACACAGGAGGAATCAACAATGAATAACGTGGAACGTCTAAAGAATTACCAAAACCGTAATGCGGCAACCATTGAAGCCTTGTATCGCGCTGTGCTGCAAGACCGAGCACGGAGGGAAAACAGCCATGAAACTGCCTGATTTAACCACCCCACCAAAGCACGGACGCAAAAGGCCGAAAAAACGGACAGTAAAGCGCAAAACCTGAAATTTGTGCGTTTTGCTAATTGACCGTTACGGCAATCTGTAATAAGATGCAAGTACAACACAAAGTTGTCAAAATGACAACTTACAACTGATGTGGGGAAGAACAATGACTGACATAGAAAAGCAAATATCAGCAACCAAACTGGCAATACAACTCTGTGACAAGCTGGGGATTGATTATACATATGGCGATAGGGGATGTACATTAAATGGAGAACCTGTTCCCGATGCCGGATTGTTATTCCCCGTAAAAATCTTTTATAAAGGCTATACTACAACGCCGGAATACGACCCATATGATAAAATCTATTACGGCAAGATTGATGGTATCAAAGATTTGGTTGACTATCACGCAGAAACCGTTGACGGCATCGGGCAAGCGATCATTGACTGCGTTGATGAATACATCACATTTTGCAAAGAGATCGGGAAAAAACCGGATGCCCCAGACGAAAAAATCTGAACGGAGGATATAAAGTATGCTACTTATTGTATTACTTGCGATTTTAACCATCGTCTTTGGCTGGATTTCATATGCGCTGCTCGATGCGTTTGGAGAACAAATCGTTTTCTTCGTGGCGCTTGTGCTTGCAATAGCATCCGGCGTTTGCGCTGTGGTTTTCGGCACAATGGCGCTCGCTTACCGAATAGGATACAAAGCGGACAAAATCAGCGCTGAAACACGTTATCAGGGAATCATCCACCAGATTGAAACTGTTAAATATACGGATGATATCGCGAAAGAACGCCTGTATGAACAAATCATTGCATGGAATCAGGATGTAGAGCATGGAAAAGCCGTTTCTAAAGACCTCTGGATTAGCTGGAGCGTTTCACCCGTCTACAATGATTTGCAGTGTATTGAATATCCGGATTGGGAAGGCAAATAATACAACCCCACTCAATAGAGAAACACACACTAGGAGGCACCTAACTCACCACTCCACCTTATCCCCCTTGCTTCTATTGCAGCGCCAGCAGAGGGTTTGCAGGTTGCTTTCAGTTGTCATGCCGCCTTTGGACAGGGGCACAATGTGGTCGATTTCAAGCAGCAGGTGGGGTTCTACCGCAAGGGATGCGCCGCATCGGCGGCAAGTATAATGGTCGCGCTCTTTGATGTGTTCGCGCAGCGCACGGGTCATCAGGGCACGCTGACCGGCAACGCTTTTGGCAAATTCGATTTTATCGGAAAGATAAGCCACAAAGCGGTCAAGGTTGTCAATGTCCATTACAACATCATAGTGAGTGCCGGTATATCCGGCAGGGCTGGTGTACTTAAAAACGTATTTGGGATAGCTGATCGGGCTTAAATCCACAGGCTCAAAGCCAAGCTCCGTTTCCAGCCGAGCGGCATAATGCTTTTTGATAAAGCCTGGCACTTCGTTGTTGATACTCTGCATAATCCCGGCCCGCTGTTCCATCAACAGGCGCTTGCCTTCTTCGGCGGCAGAAAAGTCATTCAGCATAAATTCAAACTTTTCAAGCGTCTTTTCATCTGCTGCAATCCCAAAATACTTGCAGATATACCGGAACGGCGCGTTGCTGGCATTATCGCACACGGTGCGCGAGCAGTGATAGACGTTAGGATCATAGCTCTTATTCAAATCTCGGTGAACATTCCACTGGCTGTCATCGTAATACTGCCCAACGCCATAGTCTGTGCGGTTGATAACAAGGGCTGCATTTTTCAGTTCACCAATATGGATGTTCAGATCATTGCAATCCTTAATGTGGGAAGAAATACGGGATTTCATAGACGCAAATTCTTGGCCATTGAAGTAAAGGTATACGCGGATGTTAAACACGATGAAGTAAGTTGGTATTGCAATAAGGAAGGCGACAGCAAACCAATCTCCCAACAGTATGGAAAGGGCTCCGACCAAAAGAAGCACAACATAAACTTTGGCACACCCCATCAAACAGCCTTTAAGTTTATCCATGAAAACACAACCTTATTAAATATTTAGGAGGAAACATATGCAGAATCTTACAAAAGAAGAAAAAGAATTTTTGCGCTTAGTGCATACTAATCGAGAAGTTCTTTTGGAGCGTCTTGAGAAACTAGGATTGCTCGAAGCTTTTCTTCAGGCAGAGAACGGAACCACTTAATAAGCGCCACATCTTTTTCAGTAATCCCATCGCTTTGTGCGGTGGGATTTTTTGTTTGTTCATCGCCGTGCAATAGGTAATCTGGTGTTACGTCAAAATAATTTGCGATTTTTGTAAGTGATTTTGTTCTTGGTATTGCTCCATTGTGCCAAGCCGTTATTGAACCAGATGGAATTTTTAATTCTGTTGCGACTGCGTTAGGAGATATATTTGCGTTAGCGCAAAGATTTGAAAAAACTGTCCAAAACATACAAATTAGACTCCTTCATTTTGTACTTACCGCCAAACATGAAGAAGATGAGCATTTGCTATTGCAATTATGAAGTAAATGAGATATAATCATAACATACAAACAAGCAAAGCAAAAGCCAAGCCCCATGTTTCAGCGGCTTACCAATGATTTTCGACAATTTCATTATAGCTTTATGCCTCTTGTTCGTCAATGAGATAATCTCATTATTTTGCATGTAGGAGGTGAGATAAATGACATTTTTTCAGGCTCGACAGAAAGCGGGCCTTACTCAGTCCCAGGTGGCAAAGGCTCTTGGCGTTGACCAATCGGCAGTTTGCCTTTGGGAGACTGGTAAAACATCCCCCCGCGCAGCGACACTTTCCAAGATTGCCAAACTTTACGGTTGCACGGTAGACGAGCTATTGAAGGAGGTGAAACCCAGTGTTCCCATGAACGATAAAAGCGTAACCAGTTTTGGGAATACCACTGTTACCCAGACGGCACATGAGATTGACCTGAAAGTCGGCCCCGACATCAAGATTCCGCCGGAGGTCACATTCAAGGACGTGAAGAATGAAACTGTCCTTGGTGACCCGAACAACATGCACATCACAACCGGCCACTTCAATTTGTCCGATTTGAAGAAAAGGAGTGAAACGCATGAGTAAGGAAGATGTGGCGTTGTCCTTATCCGTTCTGGCCCTTGCAATCAGCATTATGGGGGCCGTGAGGTTTTGAAAGGAGGGGAGCATATGCCCCGTGAAAAGCCCCATTACCAAGAAACCCTTGTAGACATTCGCGCCCGCGCTGCTGAACTTTACCCCGGCGAGCTGCTGTTTGGCTCCACAAAGGTTGCCAAGATTCTTGGCAAATCTCGTGGCTGGGTATGGCAGCATTACGGTAGCTTACGTGATTTGACCGTTGAACAAATTGCAAGCCTTATCTGCTGATTTCCGACACACAAGCGTTGGAAAGGCGGAAACAACAAGAAAGGACACTAACATGAATGCAAACAAAAAGAGCCGCCCAGTGTACTGCAATACACTGAACGGCAAAAAACGTGAAATTTTCCGGTTCCACAAGTCCATTTTAGCCCATATTGTTCCGGTTTGCAAGTGCTTTGCAAACTTTACCCTGCTGGGTTGTGCAATTGGCACCATTTGCGCCGCTGCTGGCCTTGCAGAGGGTGGCGGGGTCGCATCTTTGGCCGGGCTTATTGCCTGCCTGCTGGGCGGATGGGCCGCTATTACGCTGCGGGAGGTATTGGCGTGAACCCTTTTGAGATTGAAATGGCATTTGAATACAATGACCCGCAAAAATACCTGGTGTTTTTTGAAACTGTCCAAATCGCAATCCTGGACACGAACAACAGCGAACGATGGAAATACGACCAAATTTTCGCAGCCTACTGCGCTGCAATGAGAGGCATGGCAAAACGACTGGATGAATCGGATAAAGCAAACAATGATCGATCTTGATTTCCCCGGCTGCGGCGCAGCGGACGAATACGGCCACCCCATTATGTGCGAGGATTGCATTTGGGGCGAAACGTGCATCGATAGCACGGTAAGGGAGGATAACGATGGAACTGAAGAACTATAGCATTGAAGCCACAGGAAGCCTTTACTGCTCGGAAAACTTTGCAACCATCTGTGTTGATGGGCAAACCTATGGCATTGAAAAACTAATCTACGAGATGATGAAAAGCCTGAAAAAGGAAGAAAATCTCGGAATTGAAACGTGCGGAACACTGAACATCACGTTCACCAGAAAGCTAGAAAAGCTGACTGTGAACGGGACTGTGAAAAAGGAGGAAAAGGCATGAGCACCCCCAATCTGAAAGGAGAAGCCGTCTGATGTTTAATGAGAAGGAAACGGAGTATTCTACTAAATCTCGGCAGGAGATTCCCGTTATGCAGACCCCCAAATATATTGCAAGCCGTGATAAAGCGTTAAAGGCGATTGCAGACCGCCCATACCTTAAAGAATCTGATTTTTGGATTCTCATGAACGAAACCAAATCCGGGAAGATGGCGTACACAGGCCTGATTATCAACCACAATGCTTGTCTTAAAATCAACGACAATATGCCGGAGAAGGACAAATTCAACCCTGAGTGCGTGTCTGTTGACAAATCCGGCTACGGCAATTCGCTTGTGTACACCTACATAAATAAAGCACAAGGCATTTATGAGGTTGGTGAAGCGTCATCAACGAATTGCAAGAATGCTTATCCTTACGCGATGGCTTATAAGCGGCTGTTTGATCGCACTGTCCTTAAAATCTGCAAGCTGGCATTTGATGGCATTTACTCTGACAGTGAAGCGGATGAATTTAAGGAACGGTACGAAGAAGAACCGCAGCAAGTTACAGCTACACCGGAAGTCACTCTGCAAGCCGTGAAGGACTTGGCTTTGACCGCGCTGAAAGGTTACGCCCAGCGCACAGGCAAAGACAACAAGGCCGTCAACGAGGAAGTGCGAACCTTCATCGGCAAAGCCTATAAGGACTTCACCGCCGACGACTGGCGCGGCGTTGCAAAGGAGTTTGAACGCAGAAAATGAGCCATACAATCAACATCGCGGATGCTACCTTGATGGGTGAGATTTTGATGCTTCGTCTTAAAAGCAAGCCGGACATGGAAGAAGCGCAGAACTTTGCGAACGAAGTCAAATCCGGCCCCGGCAAGCTGTTTGCAGGTGTTTTTGGCGAGTTACGGAAAAAGCGCAGCCTGACTTCTAACGCTTATGCGTGGACGCTGATGAACCAGCTTGCCGAAAAAATCAACCGCCCCGTGCTAGACATTTACCGCGATCTTGTGCGGGATGTTGCAGGTGCAAGCGATATCGTCACCATCAAGCAGGAAGCAATAGAAACCTTTAAGCGCGGATGGGAAAGCCAGGGACAGGGCTGGCAAGTTATTTTGCTGGATACGATGCCCACCCCAAACGGAACGTTCTGCACTCTGCAATGCTGGTATGGTTCCAGCGTATACGACAGCAAGCAGATGCACCGCCTGTTGGAACTGATTGTGCAGGAGTGCCAGCAGCAGGGAATCCCCACAATGACACCGGACGAAATTGCAAAGCTGAAAGGACTGACCGGCGAATGAAAAACGAATTTGGTGTTGCGCTTGATTCCAACGGCTATGCACCATCCATCATGCCAAACAAGAAAGACATGTTCGGCCACCCACAGTGTTATTGCTGCCTTAACGGCCACGCTTTGGTACGGCATGAAGTACTTTACGGCCAGAACCGGGCAAAAAGCAAAGCACTTGGCCTGTGGATTTTGGTTTGCCCGGATTGCCACAGATGGATTCACGGCGAAAAACAGCGCTGGCCCGAGGTGGAAGGGCTGGATGCTGGGATGCGGCTTGAACTCAAGATGACCGCACAGCGCATGGCAATGATTGATTACAGCTGGACAAAGGAAGAGTTTGCCCGGCGGTTTGGAAAGAATTATTTTGAGGATTAAAGACATGTTGAATGTAGTTGCACTTATGGGAAGACTGGTTGCTGACCCTCAGCTGCGCCAGACTACAACAGGTAAAAATGTTGCATCGTTCCGCATTGCAGTTGACCGGGGACGCAAGGATGCCAACGGCCAGAATCAGGCAGATTTTTTTGACATCGTTGCCTGGGACAAGAGCGCAGAATTTGTCTGCCGCTATTTCCAGAAAGGCAGTTTGATCGCCGTTGAGGGCCGTTTACAGAGCCGGAACTATCAGGACAAGAGCGGCAACAACAGGAACGCCGTAGAGGTGGTTGTAAACAACGTTTCGTTTGCAGGCAATAAAGAACCCGCCCAAAGCCAGAACGTGGCTAATAGGGCCGTTTCTGCGCCTGTGGCGGCAAACAATGAGTACGAGCCGATTGAAGATGACGGTGATCTCCCTTTTAATTTTTGAGCGAAAGGCAGGTGATGAGATTGGGTTTTGTACATGGGACGCAGTGGACGGACGATATGGTACAAGCACAGGAGTTTTGAAAAATGGCAAACGAAGGGTACATCAAGCTGTACCGCCGCATGATGAAATGGGGGTGGTACACAGACACTCCAACAAAATGTGTGTTCCTGCATCTGCTATTTCTGGCCTGCTATGAACCCTGTTATTACAAGGGGGTTCACTTGGAAACCGGACAGGCAGTTGCATCTATCCGCCAAATTTCAACAGATACCGGCATATCTGTTCAATCTGTGCGCACTGCTTTATGTCATCTAAAATCAACACAAGAAATAACACAGTGCGAACACGGAAAATTTAGCGTGTTTACGGTGAATAATTACAGCGATTACCAATGCACTAACACAGAATCTAACAAACAGGTAACACAGAACCAACACAGTGCTAACACAGACCCTTATATAAAGAATAATAAAGAAGTTAAGAATACCCCCTATACCCCCCAATGGGTTGACGTGATTTCTCCTCGATTTGACACCTTCTGGTCAGCCTATCCCAAGAAGACAGGCAAGGCAGATGCACGCAAGAAATTTGAGAAGCTTGTTACTGACGAATCTACCTTGTCCGCAATCCTGAAAAGCCTTGAGTATCTCAAGACCACAGAACAGTGGCAGAAAGATAGCGGCAAGTATATTCCGTATCCTGCTACCTGGCTGAATCAAAAACGCTGGGAAGACGAAACAGCGCAGCCGCCTGCTGAACCCCGCAAGTCTGAAGACCTGATTCCTATCTATGACCGGGAATACACACGGGAAGATCTGATTAACGGCGTTGTTCCCAAACTCATTGGGTGGAAGGAGGCAGGCAAATGAATACAGCTGTTGCGGAAAAAGCCGTTATTGGCATCATGCTGATAGAGCCTGACCGGCAAAGCGAAGCGTTCAAAAGCCTGACAGCGCAGATGTTCAGCATCAAAGACCTGGGTGATATCTTCCTGCTTTGCAAGGAGCTTGATCGCAGAGGGGAACGGGCGGATGCAGTATCGATAATATCACGCTGCAAAGAAAACATCAAGGCGATTGCTTACGAATGCGCCCAGACAGTTCCATCGGTGAGCGGATTTAACGCCTACATCAACTGTGTCCTGGATGGATACCGGAAGCGGCTGATGATTTCCAAGATGAGCGAACTTGTGGCATCGGATGCAGACGCGGATGAAATGTTCGGCGCGGTTGCCACCATGATGGAAAAGCAGCAGCACATTATGGAGCACCAGCGCCAGCGCAGCGCAAAGGACTTTGCTGATGGCATAGAGGACTTCCTGCAATGGCTGAAAAAACCGAATGACAACATCCAAACGGGTTTTGGAACGCTGGATAAGCTGACCGGCGGACTTGTACGAAGCGGCGTAACAGTGATTGCTGCCCGGCCCGGCAAAGGCAAATCTACACTGGCCCTGCAAATGGCGGCGCAGATATCGCAAACCTGCCTGACGCTGTACCAGTCAATGGAAATGAGCCGGGAACAGCTTTACACAGCAATCTTTTCCCGATGGGAACAGATCGACAGCATCCGCATCACAAATCATGCGCTGACCGAAGAGGAAGAAAGCAAGATTGCAGAGGATGCAGAAATCCTGAAAAGGCGGTACAAGCTGATTCTGGATGATTCCAGCCTGACCAGCCTTGCAGACGTTGAACTGACCATCAAGGAGCGAAAACCGGAAGTGGTTGTCATTGACCATCTGGGACTTGTGGCACCACCGAACGCCAAAGAAAAGCGCAATGACGAATTAGCGGCCCTTACACGGGGATTAAAGCAGCTGGCAATGAAATATCATATCTGCATCATTGAGCTTGTACAGGCCGCGAGAGCCGCCGACACGGGACTTATCAAGATGTCAGACATGTTCGGCTCCGCCACCATTGAACACGATGCAGACATGATTCTTGCCATTAACCCGGAACACTACACCAAATTGCGAGAACAGCGGGAAGAAGACCCGCCAAGCGAAAGCGATGCCGTGATTGAGATCGTCAAGAACAGGCACGGCGCTTGCGGACAGCTTGATTTTGCGTGGGTGAAGCCGTTCCATCTATTTTGTGAGGTGACAAACATTGACTAACCGAGAAATGTACATGCAGCTTGCACAGACTTGCACAGAAAAAACGATTGAACTTGACCGGGAAATGGAAAAATACGGCGAGAAGTTGATGAAGTGCGCTTATGACGCAGCACAATGGAAGCTGAAAGCAGCGGAATTCCGGGCAAAGGCACGGGAGGAAGGCATGTGATTTACAAGTACACCATCCCGCTGCCGCCGGTCACGAAAAAGAACTCACAACGCATTTTGGTGAATCAAAAAACGGGAATGCCGTTCATAGCTCCTAGCAGCGCCTATAAGCGCTACGAAGAGCAAGCCGCAGGCCGCAACGCATATGCAGGATGGGAGGGATGATATGCGGAAAACAACGATTCCGACCCCTACCGAGGATGCAGAACAGATTGCCTTAATGCAGTGGGCTGAGATGCAATCCGGGAAATATCCACAGCTGAAAATGCTGTTTCACATTCCTAACGGCGGGAAACGCAATCCGCGTGAGGCGGCAAGATTTAAGCAAATGGGCGTGAAACCAGGCGTCCCAGATTTGTATTTGCCCATCAAGCGCGGTGAGTATTACGGGCTATTTGTGGAGCTGAAACGCCAGAAAGGCGGCATTGTAAGCCAATATCAGCGCTATTGGCTGCAAAAGCTGCGCGCCGAAGGGTACGCCGCAGAGGTTTGCCGGGGCTGCAACGATGCGCAAGGCGTTATTCTGAGCTATCTGACCGGGCAATACAAGGAGCGTGAACTATGATCGGAACACTATCCGCCCCATGTGAGCACTGCCCGGAACGCCACACGCTATGCCACAGCACTTGTGGAAAGTATCTTGCATACCGCGCCAAGACGGATGACATCAGCAAGCAGCGCATGCAGGCGCAGGCATTGAACGAAGCGGATGTGCTCAGGGGAGACAAAATCCGGCGGGATGTGAGGAATCACGGCCTGCCGGGCCACAGGAGGAGATAAACATGAAAGCCAAAATACAGCTTCCGGCCTGCTACAAGAAAGAAGCGGAAGCTTATATTGCAAAGCTTGAAGCTGAATCAATCGCAAGGGTGCATGAGGAAGTGATGAAAGAACGGCAGGATATTGCACTGCGATCACTGTATTTGTGCCTGCTGGCCTGCTATCAGGTGGGACTGAAGCCGTCCACGCTGGTTAAAATCCAGAACGCCATGAGCGGCCCTGTCACGGAAAAGTATTCCAGCTACCGCGTTGACCAGCTGGCAGACACATGGGCGCAGGTTACACTGCAAAACATCGGGGTTGATGTGGCTGAAACGGGGGAACAATTATGAGCTTTGAAACGCCTGAAAGCATGAATATTAGCGAATCACAGCTGGCGTTTGAGGGACTGGCATGAGAAAAGCCGAATATAAGCGCATGCGGGGCGTAAAAGAAAATTACGTTCAAGACCGGCTGCGGCTGAAAAGGATATTCTGCACCAGCATTAAGCATGTGCGCTGGATGAAACGATATATCAACCGCGCACCGAGACACAAAGAGAAACGGGGGATATGGATTATGACGACTGAAGAAATCAGCGAAATCTTGAAATTGCATAAAGCATGGAGAAATTACTACAACTGCTTTGTGGAAAGCATTACAGATATTGAATAAGGAGTAATCGCAATGGGATTTGGTATTACAGTCAGCCGCTACGATGTGGGAAAATGCCCGCACTGCGGAAAACCTATCAAAGGCACAATCCGTGGCTATGAGTATTCGGCAGGCTATGACTGGAAAAGGTTTCTCGAAAAAATCGGATATTATGCGCCCTATGGAATACGCAAGATAGAGCCGGAACGAGATTTTTATGGCAAGGATATGACGCTCACATCCGAACAGGCGAAAGACCTTGCAGAGTTTGTCAGAGTATACAGACCGTACCAATGGGTAAGCATTGGGTGGCTTGTCGATCGCGCTACAGAAAACGGCGATTTTGTGGTTATAAACGCAGATTGGTAAGGAGTAAGACTATGGATATAGTTGATTTTTTCAAGACGGCAAACAGATTATGCAAAAATAGAACCAGCGGAAAATGTCCTATTTGGAAAAACGGCACGTGCATGAATGATTTCGGAGACGATTCGGCTAAAAGCATTGAAGAAACGATTTCAAAAGTCGAGCAATGGGCGAAAGACCACCCCGTCAAGAATGGATTGAAGCACCGGATGAAGGTGCAGACGGAAGCTGGGAAGCTTGCTCTCGCTGTGCATGGGAATCCAGATGGGCAGCATCAAAGTACAAATATTGCCTGCACTGTGGCGCAAGGATGGTGGAACTGAAATGATGGTTTTTAGCTGCAAGGCTTGCGGAAAGCCGATTGTGTTTATTGCCACCGTGGCCGGAAAAAAGATGCCATGTGACGCAATGATGCGGGCCTACGAGCCAGATGCGGACGGCCCGGATACCATCATTACCAAGGACGGCCAGATGGTGCGCGGACGCGTCTTAGCCAATGCTTCGGACGGCGGTAATTTTTTAGGGCATATCCCACACTGGGCCAACTGCCCCGGTGCCGCAGGGCTGCGTAAAATGCGGAATCCGAGGTAATTTTCATTAAAAGCGGAGGAATAAAATGGGTTTGGGCATTGGAGAATGGGTTAATGGATATTTTGTTACGATTACGACGAGTCCTGAACGGATATATGTGCGGGTGCGCAAATATAAGGCTGGGGCATCTGTAGAACAACCTCCCGACTTTGACAAAACTGTATTACTTGACAACAATGAACATAACAGGCGCTTTGTCAACGCATATAAAGGCACTCTTTGCGACTACGTAGCGAGATTGCAAATTCCTATAGGCGGATACGCGGTGATAGAACCGCGATTAACAAATATGCAGAAAAGATTGGTGGCTATGAGCTGAAAATCGAAAGGCGGTAAGACGATGGACGCTGTAACGTATATCAAAGAAGCAATGAGAATGTGTAAATCGGCAGGGGATGATTGTGAAAACTGCCTGGCAAAAGTAGAAAGATTTTGCCCAGTTAAGTTGAGCAACACAGTTCCGTACAAAATGCAAGGCAACGAAGAAAATGCTGTCTCGGTTGTTGAGAAATGGGCTAAAGATAACCCCATCAAGACACGAATGACTGAGTTTTTGAAAATGTTTCCGGCTGCAACGATTGCTGATGACGGGATGCCTGATATAGACCCATGCGATATAAATCAAAAACTTTTGGGTCGGTGTCAAGAGGACGGCTGCGAAAAATGCCGCCGCGAATTTTGGTTAAAGGAGATAGAAAGATGATGAAAAAAGAACCTGAATCTTGGGATGCCGCGTGGAATGACCTTGATAGAGCGTTTTCCATTTCATGCAAACCCACAGCTAAAAGAGTTCCCAAAGGTTATGTTTTTGACGAAGATAAAAGTGTGCGCTGGAACGCCGAACAGGTCGAAAGTCATAACGTTGAGATACAGAAAGAAGTTTCCGAAAAGCAGAAAGCGAGAAGCCTTGCTATCAATAAAGCCACAGATGCTATTATTGCCCTTATTGTTGATGAATTTTATGGTGAGATTAACAGTAAGCAAGCCGAAGTTATCTGGAATATTGCCTATGAAGGATTGTATCTATCTTTGGAAAATTGTGAAGGTGGCGCTGTCGTGGTAGCTTGCGACAATAGCACGGGCTTTGCATATATCGAAGAATTTGACAGCGTGAAAGCTGCTATCAAGTGGCTTTGGTTGTGTAACCCACTGGATGCCGCTCCCTGAACCCCCGGGAGGCGACATATAATGACTAACAAAACCTACGAACGAGCCTTTAACATCGCCATAAAATACGGCTTTTGCAGTGATTGTGTGCAGGATCTCGACAAGGGTCACTGCCACGAATGCGATTGCTACCAGAGCGCCGTAAAGGTGATCCGCGATGCGTTAGAAAAGCTGGACGCTATCGAGGAGTCTAAAGCGACCATTTGGCACGATGCACAGAATGACCCGCCTAAAGAAAACGGAGAATACCTTTGCTACTACGAATACTTCCGTTATGGTAACTACAACTGCATGTACCGCACGATGGATCGTGGACAATTTTTCAATGGCCATTGGGGAGGTGAGCCTAAGAACGGAACTTGCGCAAAAGTGCTCGCATGGACAGAACTGCCGCTCTACAACCCCACCGGAGGTGACCCCATGACAAAACAGCAGCTAGTTGATTAAAGGAGGATGGCAAATGACAGTATTTGACGCAAACTACATCTACACAATTAAATGCCTAGCCCTGATCTTCGTTGCAGCACCGGGAGTGATGCTTATCGGCGCATTGCTGATCTACCTGTTTGCACTGTGTTGCAAACAGATTTCAGGGCTTTGGAGGGAGCAGAAATGAACATTTTACTTTCGATTCTTGGCACCGCGATTGTCACAATTTTGATTGCAGGAGCCTATTCCATTGGCGTATCTGTCGGCAGAGCTGCAGTTACGGAAGATAACCAAGAGCCGGTAATTTACATGGAGCACACGCACGGGGGAGAGTAAATGGTTAAGATTTGCACTGAATGTAAAAAGGAATTCGAGGGGAGCGCAAAAGCCCGACTTTGCCCGGAATGCAAGAAAAAGCATCATGAAGCTGCTGTTGCACTGCAAAACGCAAGACGCAATGAGCAATCGCTTGTCAAATGTGAATGGTGCGGGAGGGTTTTTACCAGAAAAAAGAACGAAAAGAAGTGCGAAGCGTGTCGAAAAGAAGGAAGATATGGCAGCCCGCAGATGGCGGCACACAGCAAAAGAAAGCCGCCTAAAGTAAGTATTAACGGCGTTCTCAAGATTGCCGATAAAGACGGCACGACTTACGGAAAAGCGGTTCTGGCACACAAAATTTAAGGAGGAACATATGAAAAGTATCGGCAACGCGCTTGCACTGACTGCGACTTTGGCATTCATCGCCTATATGGTGCGCATCACAGGAAGCGGTATTTGGGCATGGATGATTTTACCGTGCTTCTCGTTCGCTGCACTTGGGATTGCTGATTAAGGAGGGAACAAATGGAAAATAACTGCTGCAAAAGCTGCAATACTGTGTACAAACAGGTTGCTGTTGTGCTGGATGACGGCGCATACATGCCGGAATACGCACATTTTGGCTGGGATGCAGGTGCAGACCTGAAAAGCCCTGTTAATGTGATGATTCCGGCGAACGGGAGCGCTGTAATTGATACCGGAGTACACATTGACATTCCGCAGGGCTATGCGGGGTTCCTGAAAAGCAAATCCGGCCTGAATGTTAAGCATGATCTGACAAGCGAAGGTGTGATCGATGCAGGATATACCGGGAGCATCTGCGTAAAGCTTTATAATCACGGAAAAACGGATTATAAAGTCCATTCTGGGGATAAAATTTCCCAAATCGTGTTTATCAAGGTGGAACCTTTCGACTTTTACCCGTGCAGCGAGCTACCGGAGCGAGAACGCGGCAACGCAGGATTTGGTAGCACCGGCAAATAAAAAACTTGCATATTAGCGCATAATATGCTATAATATCAATAAGAAATAGCGTGCCAAGTGCTTAATTGCCAAGTGCCAGTTGAACTTGAAAGTTCGGCTGGCACTTTTGCTATATGTAGGACACATGAAACTATACTGCGCAGACTGTATGGACATCTTGAAGGGGATACCAGAAGGCAGTATAGACATGATTTTATGCGACCTTCCCTATGGTACAACGCGCAATAAATGGGATGTCATCATCCCGATAAAGCCGCTATGGGCGCAATACAGGCGCATAATCAAAAGCAATGGCGTTATAGCACTGCACAGCGATATGCCATTTACAGCGGCCCTTGTAAGCGCTTGGAAAGACTTGTACCGGTATGAGCTGATATGGGTAAAGGAAAACGGCAGCGACTTTCTGAACGCAAACCGCAAGCCCCTGAAAGCGCATGAAAGCATCCAGATATTCTATAAGCACCAGCCGACCTATAACAAGCAATATGTGGACGGAAAGCCATATAAGAGTGAAAACGGAAAGGCTTCCTAAAACTGGGGAAGGTTTCATGATGGCATCTTAACAGACTGTAGTGATGGCAAGCGGAACCTCACAACAATTCTGAAATTCCCAAGGGAAAAGGGATTGCACCCCACCCAAAAGCCTGTAAAGCTGGAAGAATGGCTGATTAAGACGTACACAAACCCAGGCGAGACGGTATTAGACAACTGCATGGGCAGCGGAACAACCGGAGCAGCCTGTATCAACACAAATAGAGACTTCATCGGGATAGAGAAGAACCCCGACTATTATAAAACGGCCATAAGCCGGATAAAGGAGGCACAGGACAATGGGAAGCAGGGCAACCAAAAGAAACAGCCCGATCATGATTGATAATGACCCTGATAATGTGCCGGAAGGGAACCAAAGGCGCATTGAATTTCTGCTTGTGATATCCCAGCTTCCCAAAATAAGCACAAACGACCTGCCAGCTCTCAGAAAACGCTTTTATGACTATCTTGACCTATGTGTCAAGTATAACATGAAAGTGGGCAACATGGCGGCGTATGCGGCTATGGGAGTAGATAAAAACACTGTAAACGACTGGGAAAGCGGGAGACGGCGCAGCTCGCAAAAGGAATACCAGGAATTCGCGCGAGAAATAAAGCGTGTATGCGGCATGTACCGGGAAATGCTGATGCAGGATGGCGCAATCAACCCGGTAACAGGGCTGTTCTGGCAGAAAAACTTTGACGGCTTCCAGGATCAGCAAGAGATTATAACCGCAACAAAAGACCCGTTAGGCGAAAACATGTCCCGCAAGGAAATAGAAGACAGATTCAGCGCCGACTTTGTAGAGATAGACGACTTTAAGGAAGTCAAAGAGCCGGAGCAACTGATAGAACCGGTTCAAACAAAGCCACGCAGGAAAAAGAAACAAGCGAAAGAAACCGAATAAACGAAAATAGAGCATCTAGCAGCATGTAAACAAACTGCCGGGCGCTCTTTTATTATGCCTATAACCACGCAAAGAAGCGCGCTATCCGCTTAAATGCCATAGTAAAGCCTAAAATCAGCGCGGAAATGCCTGGTAAAGGCAAGGGCAAACCTAGAAAAGCGGGGAAACCAAAGATAAAGGGAAGAAAATAAGGCGGGATAAACGAAACGTCAAGCGGTCATCATTAAAAAATATCCTTCAACGTGAAACAAATTTCCATGCAAAATGGTCAAAAACACGGGGTATATACCCGAATCATGAAACAAAAGCGCATAATGCAAACCCAATTCGACTTTCAGGTAGGGGATTCCTCTTCGACTTTGGGAGCGTTTCGACTTTGGTTCGACTTTCAAAACCGATTCAACTTTGGCAGCGGGATGCAGACCGGCGCACCCTGTCCGCAGCACCTTCCGGCCCGGCGGATATGCTCCCCAGGACAGCCCCCGGATGGGCAAATGTGCCTTTTGGGTGCATATTTCGCTAAATCATTATTTAGCGAACATAAGATTGACGTTGTAACGCGTATTAAATTTTGGAAGCAGCCCAAAAGCACAAAAGTGCATAAAAAAGCGCCGCCGGGGATGCCGGAAGCGCTGAAATTCATTCGACTTTCAAACCGATTCGACTTTCGTTCGACTTTGCCCGCCGGGTTCCAGATGGGGCATGCACAGCCCCGGCGGGTGATCTGGCGGGGTGTTACTTGCTTGCATCGCGCTCCATGCGCTCCTTGCAGGCCTGCAGAATGTAACTGTTTACACTCTCCCCGGCGGCGGCTGCTGCAATCTGCAACCGCTCGGCGTTTTCTGGCCGTGTGCGTACTGTAATGGTTTTTTGCGTGGCCAAATACCGCGCGTTTCCTGCTCTTTTTGCATCCGTTGACATGGCTGTCCTCCTTATTATTTGCATATTATAAGGATAGTATAACACGGCCCGCCGGAACATGCAAGCATGTAAAAATTAACTATATTCATGCTATCAAAATTGTGCAATCATACAATGTTCATGCTAGCATGTTGACATATTACATGCTAGCATGTATAATATAGACATCAAAAGAAAACAGCCCAAAGGGCAGGAGGTAACAAAAAATGAAAATCACAGACGGCAAGCGCACGGTGGAGATCAACATCATGACCTGGAACGGCGCCGGGTGTGGCCCGGACTGGGCGGGAGAGTATTTCAACGCGGGCGCGCTCCCGTACGATGAGGAGAAGGATGCCTACACGGTGCAAGATGTACAGTATTGCATCGACATGGCAGAGGGCACCGGAGAAGAGGGCGCACGGTGCAAGTATAACGATGATGGGGAGCTTGTGCCAGATGATGATATAGAGGTATTTGTAACCGAGCTATAACCAGCAAGCCGGACACTCTAGCAGGGTTGCACCGTAAAGCAGCCCAGCCCCACTACCAAAGCAAAAACAATATAAAGGAGCGTATAAAAATGAAAAAACTGTATCTTGAAGGCGCGGGCACGTTTGGGTGCCGCGACACTGCCGAAGAGCTGCGCGGGAACTGCCGTCTCCGCACTATGTTTCATGATGACAAGGGCCGCGCGGTGTACCTAGAGATCGGGAGCGGGATGAACAAGACCGCCGGGCGGCTGTATGTATACAGTTGCCATTATATCGGCAATGATGATTACAACCTGCGGCGGCTCCCTGTAGAGCGTGACAGCAAGCAGCGCGAGTACACCCCGGCGGGCATTCTGGAGTTGCTGGATGAGATCGGGGCACACTTTGACGCGGTGGAGGTTCTGCCCAACCTGGCAGGGTATCGGGTTTTTGCGGATGGGTTCCACAGCGGAGGCGCCGAAGCCGAGTACATGCGCGGGGATACATTCTCGCCGGACTGGGCAGAGACAGCCCGCCGTGAAGCCGTGTACAAGGCTTTGTGCAATGCAGAGCGGGCCGCCGGGGTCAAATGGCCCTGCGTTAGCCTGTGGCCCTTGCAGGATCGCCCGAACGTGTGCCGGTATCATCTGCCGCGCACCGGAGAGCATGGCGAGATCATCCCGGCGGAGTATCTGGCAGGCAAGCAATAACAACCCGCAAGGCCGACGCATAACGCGCCGCCGGTGCAAGCCCGGCCACCCTGCAAGGGGTGGGCGCTCATGGGTAACAAACACGATCACAAGCCCGGCACAAATTTACAACGCGCACCCATCGCCAACAATGGCCGCCAGCCCGCCGGGGCGCTGGCATAAGTCCAACGGGAGCCGGTACACCTCCCCGCAAAACAGATTGTACCCGTCGCTCCACGAGAGAGGGCAGGAAAACAGCAGACGGTTAAGGGGGTTATAACATGATCTATCAAGCCAATAAGCGCCAATTTGGGGCGCTGGAAGGCCTTGCACACTGGTGTGCCGAGTATTACTATACTCTTGAGAGGTTCGGCGCGGATGATGCCGAGATGCCAGCGATCCGCAAGGATATGTCTTTTTGCATGGATCGGTGCGATGCGCTGGGCGTGCCGTACTGGGCGCAAAACGCCGCCATTGCATGGGCCGAGAATTGGAGGGCCACAAAAGCGGAGTATTTTGATGCTGCGATGGCCAGAAGAGGGATCACCTGCAAGGGAGGTGCAACGGCGTGACATTGTTAGCAGTCCTTATATTGACAATATATTTTGCTTGCAAATATAGCAAGTGAGAGCGGCTCGGCGTTATGCCGGGCTTATTTTTTGCTCATTTTTTGCAGGTACAACCGCCGGCTGCATTGAAACAATAGTGCATACCACCGGAGGGGGATTTCAGCACCGACCGGCGCGCGGGGTTAGTCCCTCCAATCCCGAAAAATCAAAAAAGTCCCTTTCCCCAATTCCCGAATTCAAACCCCCAAAAAATCAAAAAGTCTCTTCAAAAGTTTAAGATCTTCAAAACCTCCAAAGTATACACCCCACATGCCAGCAATTCAACAAAAATCAATCACGTCAACCAAATAACAACCGCGTACACATTCTTGGGTATAACTTTGTACAACCTGCCTATTGTATTCGTACCCATAAATGTGTACAATAAGGTCAATCTAAAAAGCAAATCAGGAGGGAATAAACATGGAAATCAAACCTATGGGTAATACACAACAAGAAAAAATGTCCAGCTTGTGGGGTTATTTCATCGCGTGCTGCAAAATTCTTGATGATGTTACAATCGAGTATAAAGAACCCTATGTGTCGGATTACTACCTCAATCACATTAGCGCCATGCAAAGCAAAACAATCCTTTCCGGCATGGAAAAATTTCATACCCTTGCTAATGAGCGTGTGATTAAAATGCCCTCTAAACTCTATCCTCAAGGCAAAGCCGTTCTAGACGTAATGACTGCTATTGTTGCCGCCAGCGGAAAATACCCGATTGCCAAAACCAGAATCGCAGATCTGCATGAATTTGAGCTTCTGGCTCGTGCTACAATCAGTACCTGCTGGAGAGAGGGTAATATGCTCAAGGTTGTCCGCAATCTGGAGGGTATCTCCCTACAAAAACTGGCGGAAAAAAGCGGCGTCAGCAAAAACACAATTTTCCGCATGGAGAACAACCAGTCTATTCCGCGCATTGATGTTCTGCGTAAGCTTGCTGATGCTCTGAAAGCCCCTCTGGAACTTGTAGCCATCGGCATTGGCAAAACCGAACCGGAAACATCCCCCGAAGAAGAAGTCCCTAACCCCAGTGCCCCTAAATTGCCGAGCGTTTACGATAGCCAGGATCGTAACGCAGACGATGAAATCAAAGCTTTTCAAAAATAAAAAGGTAAACCACAATGCCTCAAAAATTAGAAATTGCACCCAACACTGTTTTTGATCAGTGGACCGTCATTGGCCGTTCTAAGGACCCGGCAAAAGCGAAAAAAGGATATCTTGAATGCCGTTGTTCTTGCGGAACTGTTTCTGATGTTTCCGGGCACTCACTTATTAGCGGGAAAAGTAAATCATGCAAAAAATGTGGACATGCAAGATCAGCGCTTACTAAATTAGAAGCAAACATTAAAAATTCAAAAGAAAAATATGAGGGGAAAACAATCAACGGGTTTTTTATAAAAAAGATTGTTGATAAAGAAAAAAGCGGCACTTGTACCAGATGTATTGCAATTTGTCCCAAGTGTGGGCGCGAATTCACAACGCGGTTGTCAAGCATAAAGAATTTACAATTCTGTGGTCATTGCGAACGAGACAAAAAAGAACTATTGGAAATAACCAGAAAAGTCGTAAACGTGGATGGAACCGACTTGTCAAAAATTCGTTCGCGCATAAACGGAACAGTAAATAAAAACTCTAGAACCGGGGTAAACGGTGTTGCGCTTACCAAAAAAGGCACCTACAAAGCATATATTAACTTTAAGCATAAACGCATTCACCTTGGCTTCTTCACCAATCTAAAAGACGCAGCCGCTGCCAGAAAAGAAGCCGAAGAAATTCTTTACAATAAATTTTTAGACGATAACGCCGGTTGGGAACGGCGCCTGGCAGACGCAATGGCCGAATACAAAAAGAACAAAAAATAACCGTCAAGCGTGAAGACCTTCACGCCAAAGTCCTTTCCGTCACTGAGCTATAGAAACGAATCACAATAAAACCGCAAAAATTTCAAAATCAAAAAAGGCCCCTACAAAAAACAAAGAATAGTTTGAGCAACCTGCAAATTGAACCTGATAAGGCGAGATGATATAATAACCGCAGGAGGAATGGACGATGAAAAATTTGATTGGCAGGATATTTTTCTTTATTGGGATTTGCATGATCGGGTTTGGCGTTTTGTCAGCTCCCAAATTCATGGATGTGTTCTATTTGTGTGTAATTCCGGGCATCATCCTAGTGGTTCTGTGCTACAAGCCCGCAAAGCGATATGGACAGTGGATGAAAGAGGTTGAAATTGCTGGCAAGGAACATAGAAGAAAAGCTGCAAATGCTGTCAGGGCGCAGATTATTGGAACTGGGGATAAGCCCAGTACAATTTCGACCTGGGGGCGCGGCGTGGCCGGTACGGCGATTGGCGGCGTGTGGGGCGGTGTTGCAGGTGCGGCTACCGCTAAACGGAAAGGATACACAAAATTCCTTGTAGAATACGAGGACGGCCACAGAGCAAACGAAACAGTGAAAGACAATTCCTTACGGTATAACCAGTTAATTCAGCTTATCGAGTGGTAAATTGAATACCGTGCCAAGTGCCTTGTGCCAAGTGCCTTTTCTCAATTTTGAGGGAGGGCACTTTTTTATTTTGAAAATTTTTGAAATTGCAAAAAAGAGCACAATGCGAGCCAAGACAGCGGACGAGGCGGTTTATGCGTTTGCTGCGATCCGGGAACTGGAAAAAGAAAACTTTAAGCAGGCGCACAAGCTGAGCGTGGATTTGCATAATAAGCTGGGTACGCTGCCGCGCTGCAATGACCTGATTGAACTGAACCGAAATCTGCTGCTGTTCAATGCGCCGTATAACTTTGATTCATTTTGTCAGTACATTGAACTTGACCGTGACCCAAAAAGTCGGTTTTATATGCCGCGCCGAAAGCAGCTGATTCGGATGGTAAACACCCTGCAAAAACTGGAAGATGGGGAACTGGACATTGCAGGAATCATGATGCCGCCCGGCACCGGGAAAAGTACCACTGCCATTTTTTATCTGACATGGCTTGCCGGACGGAACCCCGACATGCCGATTTTAGGCGGCAGCCACAGCAACGCATTTCTGCGCGGTGTGTACGATGAATGCCTGCGAATTATGGCAAAAGGCGGGGAATATTTGTGGCGGGATGTGTTCCCCGGCGTGTGCATTGCCAGAACGAATGCACAGGACATGATGATAGACATGTACAAGCCAAAGCGCTTTGCCACACTGGAATTTTCTTCTATCGGCAGTGGCAATGCGGGCAAGGTGCGTGCGCAAAAGCTGTTATACTGCGATGACCTTGTAAGCGGCATTGAGGAAGCCATGAGCCGGGAACGCATGGATAAGCTGTGGCAGCTGTATACAACGGATTTGCGGCAGCGCAAAATTGGTGAATGCCGGGAACTGCACATTGCCACACCCTGGAGTTTGCATGACCCGATGGACAGGCTGGAACGTAACAACGAAAACAACCCCAGGGCTGAATTTTTGCACATGCCTGCCCTGAACGAGGAAGAAAAAAGCAATTTTGATTATGCAAACGGGGTAGGGTTCAGCACCAAGTTTTATATTGACATGCGGGAATCAATGGATGATGCCAGCTGGCGCGCATTGTTTATGACAAGCCCGATTGAACGGGAAGGGCAGCTGTACCCAGAAGATCAGCTGCGCAGATACTTTGAGTTGCCGGATAAAGCGCCGGAAGCCATTATTGCAGTATGCGATACCAAAGAAAAAGGTTCTGACTATGCGGTTCTGCCCGTTGCATACAAATACGGGGATGATTTTTACATTGAGGAATGTGTTTGCGATAACGGCGCACCGGACGTGGTGGAAACGCGGCTCTGGATGGTTCTTGTGAAACACAAGGTTCAGCTGGCCCAGTTTGAAAGCAACAGCGCAGGCGGCAAAGTAGCAGAAAAATGCCAGCAGGAAGTAAAGGCGCACGGCGGAATAACCAGGATTGTGACCAGGTACACCACCGCAAACAAAGAAACCAAAATCATTGTAAATTCTCCCTGGGTGATGGAACACTGCCTGTTCAAAGATAATTCCGTTATCAAGAATAACAAGGAATACAGGCGTGTTTTGTCGTTTTTAACAGGGTACACAATGGCAGGGAAAAACAGACATGATGACGTGCCGGACGCATTTGCCATGCTTGCACAATACGCTCAAGGCCTAAATGCGGGCAAAGTTGAAATTGGGACAAGAATTTGGTAAAAAAACAACGTTAATGTGCTTGAAAAATGTGAATTTTATAGTATAATAGTAAATGGAAAGGCTTTATAGTTTAGCTTTTTCTTATGAACATTTTGTTCATACCTCCTAGGGTACGGAACCAGCGTCCTGCATACGCGCCGCCCTAAATATGGTTCTCCCGCTGGCTGAAATGCCAGCTATTGTGTCGCTATAGTTTAATGGTAAAACTCCTGGCTCATAACCGGGTGCTTGCAGGTTCAACCCCTGCTGGCGGCACCAGAGTGCGCTCTGCGGCGCACAACCGGCACTATGTGGGCCGTTATCAGCTACATAGAGCCTGACAGGGCTTACCTTGTCCGCTGCACCTGCCAGGATGTCAAGCACTTTGCAGGTGATATATACCGTATAGCCATATAAGGGCGCTGCGTTCCGAAGCAACGGCGCGGCGGAGGGTGCAAGGCCACCATACGGAACCAGATGCAAGGTAGCGCCTTGCTGTGTGGGCGGTGCGGTTTCCCACACAAACGATGACAAAGCCTGTGAAAAGCAGGAACCGCACATGCTGTTATAGCTCAATGGTAGAGCAGCCGCCTTGTAAGCGGCAGGCTACTGGTTCAAGTCCAGCTGGCAGCTCCAAGGCCGATGATACAGGTAAAAGATTCAGCCTGGACGCTGGACTGAAGTTCCCTGTTAGGCAATCCCTGCACACCTCTCTTTGATGTGTCACATGCAGGGCTTTTGATGATATGTTCCCGACATTTACGCCGGTAAGTTGCGGTTTAGTTTTAAGTTTCGCGCAAGTTGTAAAAATGCAACCGTGAAACGTGCAATTTTAACTTGACTGTAATTTGCTTATACGCAGTCATAGCTTAATAACGTTGGAAAAGCAGCGCCTGTGGGTGCCGTTGCAGGTTCGAGACCTGCTGACTGCTATTGTTGGGTCGCTCCCACCGGTGAAAGCCCGGCGCAGGCAAAACGCGATAGATAGCATGACCCAGCGGTGACATCTAAAAAACCGCTCGGCATCTGCTTGTGCGAACTCCGTTACTGACGCAGTTGCGCATTGCCGAAACCCATTATATCAAAGCAGACGTGCGTACAGCAGGCACGTTAAACACTGACTGTATGCAGGCGTACCATCACGCGCATAGCACTGGATGCCGCCTGTTACGTTGCAAAGCCTGCTACTTTGCAATGGGTGAGCCCGGCATAGCATAAACCGGGAGGGCGGGAACGGGGTTATTTTTGAAAGAAGGGATAAATTGCGAGTAAGTGTTTACTGCCCGTGCTGCGGTGCGGCAGGAATCAAGCGGAAGCTGATGGAAGTTGATACAGCAGCAAAGGGAACGATTTATCCCTATTGCAAAGCGTGCAAGCGGAACATTGAAATCCATTTGCCGCTGAAAAAATAAAAGTGCCAAGTGCCTTGTGCCAAGTGCCAGCTGAGCCTTAATTGGTTTGGCTGGCACTTTTTGTTTTTGTGCAAAGGAGAACAGCTTGGAAAGATATCTTGTTGACATCCTGCCGGATGAGGGTCTGCACGGCAGACGGGTCATTGCCACAAACGAGCAGAAAATTACAGCGGACAACGTTGTAAAGGTGCTGAATACTGCCCTTGCCACCCACGACAAGAACCGGGGAGAAATCCAGTATTTGTGGGATGTTTACCGGGGCAAGCAGGATATCCGAAAAAAAGAAAAAATCGTTCGTGAGGAAATCAACAACAAAATCACGGTGAACATCGCAAATGAGATTGTGACGTTCAAAACAGCATTTCTACTTTCCGGCCCTGTGCAGTATATCGGTGCAAAAGGCAGCAAGACGGACAACAACAAACTGGTTAATTTGAACCGCTGGATGTCAGATGAGGACAAACAGAGTAAGGACAAAGAAATCGTTGACTGGATGCACATTGCGGGGCTTGGCGTGCGGATGGTTCTGTCTGACCCCGGCTCGGAACAGTCGGGAAGCCCTGCCTGCATTTATACCCTTGACCCGCGTGAAGCGTTCGTCATCTACTACAGCGGCTATACCAAAAAGCCAATGGCAGGTGTGCTGACACAGTACGATGAAAACAATGCCAAGTATTACGGTGTTTACACTGAAAGCGAATACTTTGAAATCAAAAGCGGGAAAATCACCCAGCAGTCTGGGCATCTGTACGGCAGTGTGCCGATTGTGGAATACCCCAACAACAGTGCCAGAATGGGCGCGTTTGAAGTAGTGTTGCCGCTTCTGAATGGTATTAACACGCTGGAAAGCAACCGCGTGGATAACGTGCAGGATTTTGTAAATGCGTATGACGTATTTCAGAACGTTGATTTGGAAGACGGCCAGTACAGCCAGCTTGCCAGCGGCGGTAAGTTTATCAAAATCAAAGATTCCCAGCAGGGGATGCCTGCAAAAATTTATCGCATCAGCAGCGAGATGAACAGTTCTACTGTGCAGACCGCTGTGGATGATTTGCATGATAAGATTTTGACCATCTGTGGCATGCCGAACCGCAACGGAGGTTCTTCCACCAGCGATACCGGGCAAGCAACCATTATGCGCGATGGCTGGAAAGACGCAGAAAGCCGCGCCCAGGACAGTGAAGACATGTTCCGGCGCAGTGAAAGGCAGTTCTTGCGTGTGTTCCTGACCATTTGCAACACAACAAATAATCTTGGCCTGAATGTAGGGGATGTGTACGCACAGTTTACCCGCAACAACCTGACTGACATCCAGAGCAAGATGCAGGTATTTATTCAGGGCCTGGGCTGTGAAAAGATCGCGCCGGAAACGGTATACCGCGAACTTGGCCCGTTCCGTGACAATGAAATGGCCTTGCAGGAGGGCATGAAATATTACGAGGAAAAACAGGCAGAGCTTGAAAAAAGCCTGAATGAGGAGCTTGACAATGGACTGGAAACCAACGGACAGCGCAATCAGGCTGCTGAACCGCAGGGCGATACGCAGGTTTGAAAAAGTATCCAGGCAGATAACGCAGTTTGATGAATTGAACGTTATGCCCGCCTGCAAGCAGCTATACCAGGATATTGCCAAAGACAATCAGGAAGTCTTTTTAGAACTGGCAAAAAAATGTTACCAGGATGCCGAAGTTCACGGCAAAGAAAAACCCGACAGGGCATGGCTGCTTGCCTTGCTTGCCGGATACAGCGCCGTTACCGGCTATGTGTACGAACACGAGATTGACCGAAAGCGGGCCTACCTGGAAGAGGGGCTTTTGAGCCGGACAAACCATCAGAACGAATTCCGGCGTGCATTGCGGTATTGGAGCGATATGACGTACCAATACGCCGATGACGTGACCGATTCTGCAAGAATCAAGGCATTTACAGATGCCGGAGTAGAACAGGTGCAGTGGCACACTGCCGGGGATGAAAAAGTGTGCCAGGTTTGCCGGGAACGCAACGGAGAGATCTACCCGATTGATAATATCCCCGATAAACCCCACAGGAGATGCAGGTGTTGGCTGACACCTGTTTGATCGTCAGAGAAGACGCTAAAACGCAAAGGTCAGAGAAGACGCTAAAACGCACAAATACGGGCGAGAGAACGCCGACAAAATAACGCGGAGGCACCAATGAAATTTGACACCAGCACCATTGACGGCTTTGAAAACATGAGCGATGCAGACAAGGTGACGGCGCTGCTTGGCGTTGACCTGCCTGACCCGGTGGATACAAAGAACCTTGTAAAAAAAGAAGATTTTGACAAGGTGATGAGCGAAGCCAGCAGTTACAAAAAGCAGTTGAAAGAAAAAATGACTGCCGAAGAAACCGCTGCTGCAGAGGCCAAAGCCGCACAGGAAAAGTTGCAGAACGATTATAACGCACTGCTGAAAGAAAACACCATTTCTAAAAACGTTGCCAAGTATATTGCGCTTGGCTACGATGAAAAACTTGCAAAAAGTACGGCAGAAGCCCTTTTTGATGGCGACATGGAAACGGTGTTTGCCAATGCTGCAAAGGCCAATCAGTTGCTTGCAGACAAGCTGAAAGCAGACCTTATGCGCAACAGCCCCAGACCCAGCGGCGCTGGTACAAGCACCGAAGAAGAAAGCGAATACATGGCATTTGCCAAGCGCAGCGGCAAGGCAAAAGCACAGGCCAATGAGGCAGCCGCAAAAGTCATGGATTATTACAAGTAAGGAGTGAAAGCATGAAATTCAAGAAAACGGATGTTGCCGGTGCAGTTGAGATTCTGGCCAGCAATGATTTTACCGCAATCCCGTTTACCACAACCACCGCAAAAAAGGCTGGTGAAAAACTGACAGTTGACAGCCGCGTTGGCGTTGTGCTGTATGACGTTGACCCGGATGAAAACCCCAACGGCAGCATGCTGGTTGCGGGCGTGATTGATGCAGTAAAGGCAAAGGCACACAGCGGTACCGACCTTACTGCAGAATCTGACCTGCCGGATACCATTATCCTGCGCACCAATACCGGCGTGAACGCATAACGGAGGTGAAAACATGAACCTTGCTGAACTTTTTACACCTGAAATCATTGCGGCAAACTATACCGAAGCTGCTTCCAACGCGATCCCTTACTTGGGCAGCGGTTTGTTCCCCTCTGTAAAGCGTGCTGGCCTTGACCTGGCATGGATTAAGGGCCACAAGGGCCTGCCTGTTTCCCTGAAACCCTCCGCTTTTGATGCAAAGGCCACTTTCCGCGACCGTATCGGCGTGAGCAAACTGGAAACCGAGATGCCGTTTTTCCGTGAAGGTTACAAGATCAAGGAAAAAGACCGACAGGAAATTCTGCGTGCCCAGAGCAGCAATGACCCCTATGCGGCGGATGTCATCAACCGCATTTACGATGACCAGCAGGATTTGATTGCCGGTGCTGACGTTGTTCCGGAACGCATGCGCATGCAGCTGCTGTTCCCCGAAAGCGGCGCAATGGGCATTACCATCAAGGCCAATGGGGTGAACTACACCTACAATTATGACCCGGATGGCGCATGGAAAAAGGCAAACTACACTGCGCTGACTACCACCGACCTGTGGACTGCCACCGCAACCGCTGACCCGTTCAAGCAGATTCAGACCATTAAGGATGCTATGGCAAACAATTACGGTGTGACCCTTGCTTACATGGTGATGAACACCACAACGTTCAACCTGATGAAAGCCACCGATGCCGTAAAGAATCGCTGGCTGACCGTAACTGGCCGCAGCATGGGCTACCTGACCAACGATGAAGCCAAAGATGTGATTGCATCCACTACAGGCATTCAGATTGTGGTTTACGACAAACTGTATGCCGATGAGGGCGGCGCAAGCCACAAGTTTGTTCCGGACGGCTATGTGAGCTTTATCCCGGAGGGCGCACTGGGCAAGACCGCTTACGGCACCACCCCGGAGGAAGCCGACCTTGCGGGTTCCGGCAAGGCAGATGTTGCCATTGTGAACACCGGCGTTGCCATTACCGTTGAAACCACCGTGCACCCGGTCAATGTGAACACTTATGCTTCCGAGATCGTGCTGCCCAGCTTTGAGCGGATGGACGAAGTTGCCGTTATGAAGGTGACGGCATGACCTGGCTGATTCCCGATTATGCAGTGTTTTACGGTGGTGAACTTTGCGTGACCGGGAAAAAGGTGAAGATTGCCGACCAGGACAGTGCCGAAATGGCAAAATACGGGAAAGTAATAACCGAAAAGGCGGAAACACCCCCTGTGGTAGAACACCGGCGGGGCAGAAAGCCGAAAGTTTGATGAACGGCGGGTGACAGTATGGAGATCTTTGAGCGATTGCAAAAACGGACAGGCGAAAACGACCTTGACCTGTTAGCGGATTTGCTGGACAGCGCAGAATCCGTGATACTGGCCCGCCGTTTTCCTTTTGGCGGTGGTGAGCTGGAAGAGCGATACCGCGATTTGCAGTTCCGGATTGCATTAGCATTTTATAACAAACTTGGCGCGGAATATGAGACCAGCCACAGCGAAAGCGGTATCAGCCGTACATGGGGCAGTGAGGATGTTCCGCAGCAGCTGTTGGAAGAAATTGTTCCGATTGGAAAGGTTGGATGCTGATGCGAGACCTTAGATCCAACCAGAAAACAATTTGGTACCAAAACAGCATCGGTTCTGCCGCAATCAAAGATGAAAACGGCGACCGAACCGGCGAAGAACGGCCCGTTATGGAGCCGCCGGAGCAGTTGCGAATCAGTGTGAGCGGAGCTGTTGGCGCAATGGAATCCGCCGCTTTTGGCGGGTTTACAGATTACAGCCGAACAGCATGCACCGCAAATGTGAATTGCCCGCTGCATGAAGGAACGCTGGTTTGGATTAACCGCGATGCAAGTGAAAGCCCGGATTATGTTGTGACCAAAAAAGCAGATACCATAAACGGCGTATTGTATGCGCTGAAAGAAGTTGTGCCATGAAAATCAAGCTGAATTTAAGCGATGCTGGCATAAAGCAGGCACAGAAAGAATATGACGAGTGGCGCAAAACGCTGGAAACCCGCATTGAACAGTTTGTAAAAAAGCTTTCCGACACGGGAGCAGAGGTGGCAAAACTGCGTTTTACCGCCGCTGTTTATGACGGTGACATGAGCGATATTGCGGTTGATGTGGAGCCGGATGGCAAAAAGGCTACTGTTTACGCCACCGGGCAAGCCGTTGCCTTTATTGAATTTGGCACCGGCGTTGCGTTTGCGGAGCACCCAAGCGGGATGTATGCGCACGGAACATACGGCAGGGGGCAGGGTACAAAACCCAACGGATGGGTTTACAAGGGCGTTCCCGGCCCCACTGCACAGCCTGCATACAACCGATTGGGCGAACAAAATCCGGATGTTTGGCACACAAAGGGCAACCCGCCCGCATGTGCCATGTGGGAGAGCGCGGCCCAGATGGCTGCAAGTGTAAAAACCGTGTGGGAGGAGGTAATGCGCTAGTGGAAGATTTTCAGCCACAGATTTTTGAAAGCTTTGCACAAAAGCTGGAAACAAAATTTCCGGGAATCAAGGTAAGCAGCGTGATTACTGACCAGCCGCCCAACTTCCCGTGTGTTCAGATTGAACAGCAAGACAGGCCGACAGACCACGACAGCAGCGGCAGAATTCGTTTTGCAATTATTCAGCTGCGAATCCGGGTGTATACATCCGGCAATACCAAATACAGCAATGCCAGAAAGATACAGTATTGCATTGATGAAATTGCAGAAAAACTGAATTTTAGCAGGCAAAGCTATTTTGAAAGCAATTATTTGTACCAGAACAGTGCGTACCGGGCTGAAAGCACATACCGGGCGCGCATAACAGAAACCGGGGTATTGACCCGGACAAATTAAGGAGCTGAGAGAATGACACATACTGCAATTAGCACCCAGGGCGTTCAGCTGCTGCGCGGTGACAGCAAAACAACCCTGAAAGAGCTTGCATGGGTAAGCGAGTATCCGGATTTAAGCTCTGCACCCGATACCATTGACGTTACCACCCTGATGCACACCCAGCAGGCAACGATCCCGGCTTTGCCCAAAAGTGATACCATGAGCTTTCCCTGCTTTATGGATTCTGATGCGGCCAATTATAAGGCAGCGCAGCAGACCGCAAACACCCCGGCATATTATGCAGTGCGAAGCCGCAGCGGCTGGGGCTGGATTTGGCACGGCCAGCATACTATTTCGGTGCCGGGCAAAGGCGTGGATGATGCTATTGCCTTTAACATCGACATTACCTCTGACGGCGAGTTTGAGTTTATGGACACCATCACGGTATCGGGGGATTAAAACATGAAAATTAAATTTGACGGCAAAGCTTATGAGCTGATGTATACCCGTGAAACCGTAAAACAGGCGGAAGCGGGCGGTTTTAACCTGAACGCGTTGGAAGCACAGCCTGCAACCCAGATGGAAAAGCTGTTTTATGGCGCTTTTGCAGCCCGCTGCAAGGGATTGAAACGCAAGACGATGGATGACATCTGGAACCACATGACCGTTGAAGATCGCGTTGAGCTGTGCGGCATTCTGGCCGATATGTACGCTGACGCAATCAACAGCATGGCAGATGACGGAAAAAAGGTGACGTGGGAGACCGAGTAACGGACGATCTCCCCAAAGAAGAAAAAACGTGGGGGCAAATCTTTGATGAAATGTTCCCATTTTACTTAAGTATTGGCATGAGCGCTGATGAGTACTGGAATCAGGAACCAAAACTTGCCATTGCCTACCGCAAAGCCCACCAGCTGCGCATGCAGCGGTGGAACTTTGAAGCGTGGATGGAAAACAAGTACACAATAGCAGCTTTGAATGTCAGCGTTGGAAACATGTTTATCGAAAAGGGGAAAACACCGTTTAAGTACCCTAGCGAACCCTACCCGCTGACGGAAGAGGAAGCGGAAGAACAGCATAAGCGCAGGCTGGAAAAGCAGGAGCAGGAATTTATGGAACGCATGTTTGGGAGGTGAGGTTTTGGCCGAAGTACAGATTGACAAGCTGACAGTAGAAATTGAAGCAGACACCACGAACGCAACAAAAGGGCTTGACAGACTGAAAAAGGCGATGGACAACCTTTCCTCCAAAAAGGCCGTGAGCGAAACCAACCTTTTGGGCGGAGCGTTCAGTAACCTGCTAAACAAGGCCAAACGCCTAATTAGCATTGTAACAATCTCCCGGACATTGGGCAAGGCGATTGCAAAGTTCAGCGAATATGTTGAAGATATTAACTTGTTTTCCGTTGCAATGGGGAATTTTGCAGACAAGGGCGCAGAACTTGCAGATCGCATGCAGGAACTGCTTAGCGTTGACAGCGGCCAGGCAATGAAATACATGGCCTTGTTCCAAAACCTTACCACCAGCTTTGGTATGGTCGGAGATAAAGCCTACATCCTGAGTTCTAACCTGGTCCAGTTGGGCTATGACCTTGCATCGTTCCACAACCTTTCGATTGAAGAATCTTTCCAGAAGTTGCAGGCGGCAATCTCTGGTGAGTTGGAACCAATCCGCCGTTTGGGTGTGGATATTTCTAATGCCCGGTTGCAACAGGAACTATACAATCTCGGTATTAACACGAGTATCAACAGCCTTTCTCAGGCAGACAAGGCCCAGCTGCGCTATATAGCGATTTTGAAACAAACATCAAATGCCCAGATGGATATGGGCCGCACCTTAAATTCTCCAGCAAACATGATGCGCGTTCTAAAATCTCAGGTGGAACAGCTAGCAAGAACATTTGGCGCAATTTTTATCCCGGCGTTTACTGCAATTTTACCGCCAATTATTGCATTTGTAAAAGTGCTGCAAACGGCGATAGGCGCTATTGCTAAATTATTTGGCGCACAAATAAAATGGGCTGATTTTAAGAACGAAGCCACCGCCGCCACAGGCGGGGCAAGTGCAGGGCTGAACAATGTGGCAAATTCTGCTGCAAAAGCCGCGAAAAATACACGTGATTTAATTGGCGGGTTTGATGAACTGAACGTTGCACAGGATAACAGCAGCAGTGGCAGCGGCGGCGGAGATGCCGGAACCGGCGGCAGTGCGCTGGGCGGGATTGACCTTTCCGGCTATGACATGTTTGGCCAGCTTGCGGAAAGCAAGGTGACAGAATGGGTTGACAGGATTAAGAATGCAGCAAAAGCGGTGCTGCCGGTTATTGCAGGCATTGGGGCAGCGTTTTTGGCGTGGAAAGTACCAAACCTTGTCGTTAGTGGCCTAGATAAAGTAAGAAGCGTGATGGACTTGATTATGGGCATTAAAAACAAAATGTCCATGAAAATGCATGTAAACGCTTTGCCTGGGCAATCCGAAATACCTGGCCTATTGGCCGTCTCTATCGCAGTTGCAGTAATTGCAGCGCAATTTACAAATTTACTACTGAACAGCGAAAAATTCCGTGATGGATTGAAAGACGGCTTTGAAATTATTAAAGCTTCTGCGGCTGGTTTTCTGGACGGTTTGATAGAAGGATTGCAGCCAGCAAAAGAAGCACTGATTGAGCTGAAAAACAATATTCTTGATATGCTTCCCGATGATGTCAAAGAAGGAATAAAGAACTTCTTTGAAAAAACACTGCCAGATGTTATTAACCGCTTTAAGACGGCTTTTGGCGCAGCAATAGAAGAACTTGATTTGAATTTGGGAGATCTAATTACAACAGCAGTGGGTCTTGGACTTTTGCTTACTCCAGGCGGTCAGATTGCAGGCATGGCGGTTCTTGGATTTGAAGCAATTAGCGTTGCAGTGCGTGGTTTGGGCTTGCTGACAGATGAACAGACAGCACAAATAAAAGAAGCGTTCAATGCGGCTTTTAAGTGGATTGGCAATTTTGTCGGCGCTATTATTTCAGGCATTGTTGTTACTCTTACTACAGCGTTCACGGGTATTGTAACGTTTTTACATGGTGTTTTTACAAGAAATTGGCGTGAAATTTTTAGTGGATTAAGCCAAATTGTTCAGGGCGTAATTGAAGGGTTCAATACTTTTTTCAAAAAAGCGTTTGGCGTTGACATTATACAAACTCTTAACGATTGGCGTGAAAAAGCGCTTGATGTGATTAAAAGCGTTATAAATGGTGGTATTGACTTAATCAACAATTTTATTGGCTGGCTGAACAGCTTGAAGATTGATATTCCATCGTTCAGCATCGCGGGGCATAAATTATGGGATGCCGTTACGTTTGACTTTATCCCCAATATATCCGAACTGCCCCACCTTGCCAGCGGCGGTGTTCTGACATCCCCGACACCTGTATTGGCAGGCGAATACGCTAATGCACAGACAAACCCCGAAATTGTGACCCCGCAAAGCCTGATGAAAGCAACCGTGCTGGAAGCAAACGCCGAAAGCGACCGGGAAATGCTGGCTTTGATGCGGCAGATGCTGGCCCAGATGCAGGGCAGCGATACCCGCATTATCATTGACGGCAAAGAAGTGTTCCGCGCAGTCAAAAATCAGGCACAGCGCGAACAAATCAGAACCGGTGTTCCGGCATTTTAAGGTGATGCCATGACATTTAATAAAAAAAGCTCCACATGGGCTGCAAATGGCACAAATTTGTATGAACCTCATGGGGTAAAGGTGGAGCACACCAACTATACCGGGTCAAACAGTGGGCGAACCGAAGATGGCGTAATGCACATTGACTGGCTGCGCCGTGACCTGCATAAAGTAAGCTTGACCTACAACGCCATGACCGGCAATGAGCTGAAAGAGCTTGTGGGGCTGGTGCAGGGAAAGGAATATACGGCAACTTATGTTGACCAGGGGGAAACCCATACAATGGAAGCCTACACGGGCGATATTTCCTATACAACTTACAACCTGACCATGTGCAAAGAGGACGGCGGACTGTATACAGATGTCAGCTTTGACATGGTAGAAAAGTAAAGAAGGTGGAACCAAATGCTGAATTATTTGCTTTTAAAAGAAGATGGGTCAGAGATTGGTTCCACCATTATTTTATCCTGCACATTAACAACCAGCGTAAACAGCGAAAACGAATTTACACTGGGCAGCGCGTGCACCGATGAAATAGAAGTGGAGTACATTGCCGCAGATGAAAAGCTGATTGCCCAGGGCGACAAGCTAACATTGTATACAGTAGACGATGCAAATACCCGGACAAAAGCAGGCGTGTTCTACTGCGAAAAACCGGAATACCAGGGCATGATGCGTGAGGTATCCGGTTCTAATGCTGTATACAAAGTAGTTGCCTATGACACCATGTCCAAGCTGGATGCGGACTTCTCCGGCTGGCTGCACGCCAATCAGGCACAGTTCCCCAAGACCATCTGGCAGCTGGTACAGCTGGCCTGCCAGCGGGCAGGGGTCACACTTGCCAGCAGCAGCCTGCCCATCAATGGCAGCTACAGCGTGCAGGCGTTCTACGCGGACGACCTGACCTGCCGCCAGATCATCTCCTGGGCGGCGGAAGCCGCTGGCTGCTATGCCCACATGAGCGCAGACGGCAAGCTGCAATTCTTGACCTACGCCGATAAGCGCAGCACAGTTAAAATCACCCCGGACGGAGCCAGCAACAGCACCGCCTATTATGCTGACAGTTTGAGCTACGAGGACTACACCGTTAAGGCCATTGAGAAAGTCCAGATCCGGCAGTCGGACAGTGACGTGGGGGTGATTT